TTGTGTCACGCTTTGATGGGGGCAAAATTATGGAAGCGGATTTCGCACAACTAGAGTTTCGTGCAGCCGCATTTTTATCACAGGATGGAGTTGCAATTGAGGAAGTATCTACTGGATTTGATGTACATGCATACACCGCTAAAGTTATTACCGATGCTGGTCAGCCTACGGATAGGCAGACTGCGAAAGCCCACACCTTCGCACCATTATACGGTGCCACCGGATTTGGCAGAACAAAAGCAGAGGCAGCGTACTACGAACACTTTACGCAGAAATACAAGGGCATCGCAGCTTGGCATTCCAGATTGGCTAAAGAGGCTTTAAGCACACAGATGATTACTACACCTTCTGGTAGGCAGTTTAAGTTTGAGGGTGTACAGCGTCTTGAGAGTGGTCGTGTAACTAACTTCACGCAGATTAAGAATTATCCTGTGCAGTCGTTTGCTACAGCAGACATTGTTCCCATCGCCCTGCTTCACATAGAGAAGTTATTGCACGGCATGAGATCATGTGTTGTCAACACGGTGCATGACAGTATTGTAATTGACGTACACCCATTCGAGGAACGATCTGTACTGGACATAATTAAAAAAACTAATGATGACCTTCCAGGTTTAATTACAATGCGTTGGGGTATTGTGTTTAATGTACCACTAGAACTTGAGGCAAAAATAGGTAATAATTGGCTTGACACAAAAGACGTAGTGTGATACAACTACGGTTCTATTTTCAATGAAAGGAGCAAATACATATGAGTGAACTAACAGTAATTGATTCTAATAATTATGCAGCAGTGGCCCAAATGTTGGGCATGTCATCTGATACCAATGACAACACAAGCACACTTGCAAGAATCAAAATTCATAGCCAGCCCATCAAGGGTAAGGCAGAAGTCAATGGTAAGATGATGAATGTAGATATAGTATCTGCAGGATCATTCTTCATGGCAGACGTTGAGGGTAAAACTATATACGCAGAGAAGATTAAGATGCGTATGTTCATGCAACGATTTATGTACCAGAAGTATGACCCTAATGCAAAGAACTATGTCAAGACAGTTATGTCAGAAAATCTTAAAATTGATCTTAAAGATAACTATGGTGGGTTTAACTGTGGCAAACCTTCTGGGTACATCAAGGACTTTGATGCATTGTCAAAGGATAAACAAGACCTGATCCGATCAATCAAACGTACACGTTCTACGTATGGTACTGTCACGTTTATTGATGCAAAGGATGAGAAAGGTAATGCAGCAGAACTTGAGAACGTGCCTTTTGTTTTTGACATTAGCCAAAAGGAAGGGTTCAAAAATTTCGCAGACGTTACAGCCAAGTTTGCCCAGCATCGTAGGCTTCCAATTATGCATGACATAATTGTATCCACTGCAGAACGAACTGGACCTAATGGCCCATACTACATTCCTGTGTGTGAGGCAGACCTTAACACAACACACGAGATTACTGATGAAGATCAAAGCCTACTGCGCGACTTTCAGGCTGTGATTGAGAATCATAATCGTTGGGTTCTGTCTGAATGGGAACAGAAGAACGTACAAAAAGCAACAGAAGAAGAGAAAGAACTCGCTGAATCTTTTGTTGACATTGATGTTGAAGAGGTAGAATAGTATGAACCATCCAGCTGAACTGGCGTTGCATAGTTACATGGAGAAGGCTTCCAATGGGAAGTCTACCATGTCGGAAAAAACTGCAAATCAGATTGCGGAAGATGTCCGACAGGCTGTGCTTCGCCAGTTTGGTGAGTCAGGTAGTAGAGAGTTTAAACTTCGCATGTCAAATATTGGTAGGCCAACCTGCCAGTTATGGTTTGAGAAGAATAAACCAGAGACTGCCCTGCCTCGCCCAACCACATTCGTAATGAACATGATGCTTGGCGACATCGTTGAAGCAGTGTTCAAAGGTTTATTAACTGAAGCAGGAGTAGAGTATGGTGATTCCGAAAATGTATCTCTTGATATTGGAGAGCATACCATTAATGGAACATATGACCTTGTTATTGATGGTGCTGTTGATGATGTTAAATCAGCATCTGATTGGTCTTATCGTAACAAGTTTGAGTCATTTGAAACTCTTCGTGATGGAGATGCTTTCGGATATGTCGGACAACTTGTTGGCTATGCTACAGCAACTGGCTTAAAACCAGGTGGCTGGTGGGTAGTTAATAAAGCAAACGGTAACTTTAAATATGTACCAGCAACTAATGTTGAATCTGAAAAAGAAATGTTGAAGATTGTACAAACAGTCAAGACTGTAGATGACAATAAGTTTCAGCGTTGCTTTGAACCTGTAGAAGAAACATTCAGAGGCAAGCCGACTGGTAACAAAGTCCTAGCCAAAGAGTGTTCGTTCTGTGACTATCGCAAAGCATGTTGGCCTAACATGAAAGAGTTGCCAGCAGTGAAGTCACAGGCAAAGGAACCAAAGATTGTTTCGTACGTTGAACTAGCGAGTGAATACAGCAGTGCATAATGCGAAACGATTTAGGGCAGCACGTAAGTTAGGATTTCGTAGTGGCCTTGAGCATAAGATTTCTGAATATCTTACAGACCTGAAAGTAAAATTTGATTACGAGTCTATTAAGATTGAATGGGAAGACCTTGCTTACAGGACATATACTCCAGACTTCGTGCTGTCCAATGGTATAATCATTGAGACAAAAGGAATGTTTACAGCGGCTGACAGAAGAAAGCACCTTGCAATCAAACGTCAGCATCCTAAATTAGATATTCGGTTTGTCTTTGAAAACAGCAGACGAAAGCTACGCAAGGGTGCTAAGTCTACATACGCAGAGTGGTGCATAAAGTATGGCTTTCGTTATTATGATAGGATCATACCTGAAGAATGGCTAAAGGAAAAGGGGAAAAATAGGCATCAGAAATTTATTAAATTTACAGGAACTAAAGTGAAGAGGAGCAATAAATGACAGAGGAAAACGAAGAAGATAAAGAAGTGGTTAAGATTACAGAAGAAGATTTTCTTATTCGTGTTAGTCCAATTAAAACTGATGAAGGTGAGTTTACAGGAGAGGCTAGTTTCTCTGTCATTAGTTCACAGGATAATGAAATACCAAGGGCTTTATATGAGGACTTAGAGTATGTAGTAAAGTGTATGCTATCAACAATTCCTTTGATGGAACAGGATGAGGCTTTCAGAGACTTTGTTGCTAACTATGTGGAGAATTATTTTTCATACGAGTTTGATGAAAGAAGTGACAAGCCTGTTGTGCAGGGTGTAGATGGTAACGTAATAACAATAAACTTTAACACAGACACGAAAGGTAGCGCTTGATGACAGATTATAATAAGATAATGAAAGAAATAGAAATGAAGCGACAGTGGAAAGATGTTGTCTTTGAAGACAAGACTGAACAGGCAGAACAACAGTCAGATAATAAATGGCTTGACGGAGTACGTCCTGATATGGTAAACAATCCACCTCACTATAATCACGCAGGTATTGAATGCATTGAGGCTATTGAAGCAGCACTAACACCTGAAGAATTTCGTGGGTACTGTAAGGGGAACAACATCAAGTACACATGGCGAGAAAGATATAAGAACGGCGATCAAGATATTAAAAAGGCTAATTGGTATATGAATCGTCTAGCAACTTATGGGGAACGACATGACAAGAGTTAAAGTATACATTACACTTGACATTGACCCAGAAGAATACCCTATACCAGCTGATGAAAATGTAGGGCAGGATATACAGGATAGTTTAGAAGAATACTTTTATGAAGTAGAGGGTGCTAACATTAGAAATATAAAAACAATTATGGAGTGATATACTATGAACAACTATTTACCAACAGACTACCAAAACTTTATTGCACTCTCACGTTACGCGAGGTGGAAAGAAGATGAGCAACGTAGAGAGACATGGACTGAAACTGTATCCAGATACTTTGACTATATGGAAAAGCATCTTGCAGACAAACATAACTATGTCTTGTCGGATGAACTACGGGCTGAACTAGAAGAGGCTGTACTGAATCAGCAAATCATGCCTAGCATGAGGGCGTTGATGACTGCAGGTCCAGCACTAGATCGTTGCCATGTAGGTGGCTATAACTGCTCATACGTGCCTGTAGATAGCCCACGTGCATTTGACGAGACAATGTATATTCTCATGTGTGGAACAGGCGTAGGCTTTTCTGTGGAACGCAGTTGCGTTGAGAAACTGCCTATTGTAAATGAACACTTTGAAGAAAGCGATACAGTAATCAAGGTCGGAGATAGCCGTCCAGGTTGGGCGAAAGCGCTACGTGAACTTATCTCTCTGTTGTATGCTGGGCAAATTCCTAAATGGGATGTTTCAGAAGTTCGTCCTGCGGGCGCACGTCTTAAAACATTTGGTGGTCGGGCATCTGGCCCAGCACCACTGGAAGAACTATTTGAGTTTATCATTCAAAAGTTTAAGGCGGCATCAGGACGTAGGCTGTATCCAATCGAATGCCACGACATTATGTGTAAGATTGGCGAGGTTGTTGTAGTCGGTGGTGTGCGCCGTAGCGCATTGATTTCGTTGTCTAATCTTAACGATGACCAGATGCGTCATGCAAAAGCAGGTGATTGGTTTAAGTATGAAGGACAGCGTATGCTTGCTAACAACAGTGTTGCTTACAAAGAGAAGCCACAGATGGGTACATTCATGCGCGAATGGCTGGCTTTGTATGAATCAAGGTCAGGTGAACGTGGTATATTTAACAGGCAATCGGCAAAAATGCAAGCATCGAAGAATGGTCGGCGTGATACTGAACATGAGTTTGGGTGTAATCCATGTAGTGAAATTATCCTGCGCCCATATCAGTTCTGCAATCTATCAGAGGTTGTAGCACGTGCATCAGATACACAACAGACTCTATCTGAGAAGGTTCGCCTTGCTACAATTCTTGGTACATTCCAATCAACACTGACTGACTTCAAATATCTTCGTAATATCTGGAAGAAAAACACAGAGGAAGAACGCTTGCTCGGTGTATCCCTTACAGGTATCATGGATAATGAACTGTTGTCTGGTAAGTCGGCACATTTAGGTATTAATATTGGTCAGACACTTGAACGTCTACGTGATGTTGCTGTCGAAACTAATGCAGCACTGGCTGAACAGATTGGTATTCCACAATCAACAGCCATTACTTGTGTTAAGCCTAGTGGTACAGTCAGTCAGTTAGTCGATAGTGCATCAGGCATTCATGCAAGGCATAACCCTTACTACATCAGGACTGTTCGAGGGGATAACAAAGACCCAATTACACAGTTTCTGATTAGCACTGGTATTCCTGCTGAACCAGATCACATGAAGCCAGACAGCACAACGGTATTTAGTTTTCCTATGAAGTCGCCTGATCGTGCTGTAACTCGTACAGATATGACTGCTATTGAACAACTTGAGTTGTGGTTAATGTATCAGCGTTACTGGTGTGAACACAAACCTAGTGTTACCATTACTGTAAAAGAACATGAGTGGTTTGAGGTAGGTGCTTGGGTGTATAAAAACTTCGATGAGGTATCTGGTATTAGTTTCTTGCCACATGATGACCATGTGTATAAGCAAGCACCTTATCAGGACATTGATGCAGAACAATACAAAGAGTTCTTGGCAAAGATGCCAAAGAGTGTAGACTGGTCAAAACTACAGGAGTTTGAGAAGGAAGATACCACATCAGGTGGACGCGAGTTGGCTTGTACTGCTGGCGTGTGTGAAGTAGTTGACTTAGATGCAGCATGATGCTACAGTACGAATTATTTGCAGTAGAACATCAAGAAGATGAGAATGGTATTTTATGCAGAGATTGTGGATTAAAAAAACCCAGAACATCTTTTAGATTGTACAGACGAGCAAC